AAGGTGCTGTCATTGAGGTACTATTACTTTGGATTATCAGTTGGATTAATCCAGCAGTACTGCTCAATCCACTACAAGAAAATGAAGTCACTGTATGAGTTGCTGTTAGTCCCATAAAACTTCCTGTGAAATTAGGATTGCTAAAGGCATTACTGTAATCTCCGAAAGAAGTCGGGGTATATTGTCCACCTGGATTAACTTGGAATTTATGTGTAAATGTTCCAGCAAAAAGAGTACTTGATGCAGGAGTAAAACCTCCACGAAATTCTCCAATAGCTATTTCAGTATTAGAAGTAGTAGGAATTCCAGCTGAACCTACATTAAAGCTAGGATTTGAAGCATGAACATTATAAAGATTTCCCCAGGTTCTAATATCGCTATCATTTAAAGAAGCTTGATCGGTGGAAGCTCCACCTACCACCTGATGTATATCGCTTATGCTTATATCTGTAAGTGGTAATGCCATAATTATTTAACAATTGCAGATATTAAATCTTCGAATTGTTCTACTTTTTCTACTCTGTTTGGCCAGAGAATATATTCTTTCTCTGGATTCTTTTTTAAATTTGTTAAAAGCGGCTGAATAGCATTATATAATTTATTTAGTTTATCTTCAAGTTCAGATGCTTTTGATGATGTTGATTCTAATTTGCTAGTTGATTTCTGAACTGCTTCTAGTTCTGATTCGTCTACCGCAGTAAATCCAAAATCAAATTGGTCTATATCTATACTCATATCTTTTCCTCTTTAGTATTTATACGACTATAATCCCAGATCTTTGCCCCAAGGACCTTCATATTTTGGTCCTTCGTCTCTATATTTTTTCTTTCTGGGAATAACCTTTGTTTTATCTTTATGTACTTTAGACATTGCATGTTTAGGCGTTTCTTTACGCACAAATATTTTATTCCAAGCTTTTTCAAATTGTTCTTGGCTAACTATTTGTGGTCTACGCTTCGATCCTTTTCCTGACAAGTTTAACTCCTCTCTTATGTAAAATGTTTCTAAACTTTTGTTTGTGTTTAGGTTTTGCTTTATTTAATTCTTCAATCATTTGTTCGTTAGACAATGTATGAATATAATAGTTAATAATAGAAACCTTTTTGGTTTGTCTATCTATTTTCTTTTCTGTCTTTTTGTATTTTGCTGGCATTATTTCACCTTTTTAATTCTACCTTTATCATCTGCTTTCCACGCTTCAAAGTCTACATCATTATAATCAGATTGTAAATTTAATAATGCTTTTAAGTTCGACGTGTCGTCGTCAAATAATCTAATTCTTTTATAATTACCGGTATCTAGAAACTGACGAAAGACTTGTTCTTTCGCAGAAGCACTAGAACCACCTATGTTTCCTGCTCGATGTATATGTGCTTTGTCAATATCAATACCATGCGATCTAAATGTATTTAAGAATAATTCTTTATCATCCATATCTGCACGTGCTGTGACTATCACTACATCCGAACCTTTTTTAACAGCATTCTTTAAGATAGCTTTAAACTTTTGTATCATTCGACCAATTGGTAATGCAGTTTTATTAAAAAGGTCTGCAGATTTAAATTGACCAAAATCGTATGTTTCTCCCTTTCCTAAAGTATATGTGTTAAATTGTTTAGGTGGAAGCACCTTAATTACTTTGCCGTCTTTTTTTACTTGTACTCTTGCTTTTGTTTTAAACATAGTATCGTCAATATCAAAGATTGTTAAACCTTTTGTTCCTTCGGATATATATTGTTTAAACTTCTGCATAGTAGTATTATACCATAAAAAATGGTATTTGTAAACTACTATTTATGCTAAAAGTGTTTTCTAATTGTTTCTATTTTATCGTCAGCTTCTGCTATTTTAGCAATTTGCGTTTCGATAGCTTCAACAATATCTGGATGTTCGCCAATACCAGCAGCATTACTTTTATAAACTTCGATGTTTGCTTTTGCAACAGCAATCTCACCTTCTAGTTTTAAAATCAAAGCTTCCAATAATGGACCTACATAACTATGACCGCTCATTTGTTTCTCCGTTTAAATTCTGATATAGTATCTATCAAAGGTTGTGTCCAATCATCGCGATCTTCCTCGAAGATTTGCACACCTTCATCACCTGCAATACATATAACTAAATTCTTAATCGGCATACCTGTTCTTTCTTCCCACATAATTGCATACGCTGCCGATTGCATAAAATAACCAGAAATCCATTCTTTCTTTTTCCACTTACGAGATGTTTTCCAATCTATAATACTTCTTTTATTATTCCAAATACCAACACAATCTACTGTACCAGCAACACCTAAATGTTCTGAATACATTTTCTTTTCTATTGCAAATACTTCTGATAGACTTGCTTCGATAGCTGGTGTGACATCTTTCATTACTTGCAAATCTAATAAGTTAACATCTACATTCCATTCTTCGTTTGCAATAAATTTTTCTATTAGTCCATGTACCTTTGTTCCACGTTTAGATGCTTTAGTACTAATACGGTTTGCTTCTTCTTCACCTACACGTTTACGCCATGCGATAATAGCATCTTTATTTAGAATAGATAATACTCTTGTAATACTAGGATATTCGTTTCCCCTTTCGTCTACGTATACCCGACCTGACTTTCTATTTTGTTGGTCTAAACTTTCTTCGTTATATTCGACCGGGGTATGTTTAAAATTACCAACCGCCATCACCCTTTCCTTTCTCTTTTTTCTTAAAATGAAACTTACCAGATAATCCTGCTAATACAAATACGGTACATGCGAAAATAATACCTGCACATATTAGAAGTGCTTCTAAAATAATAATAACATTCATATCGTACATTACCACTTATCCAAATTAACTCCACGGGTATTAAATGTTCCCATGGCTCTATTCATTCTATAATCAAATGGTACACTAACGCTAAATGGATCGGACATTCCTGTACCTACCCATTCACCAATGTTATAAATTGTAGATGGATTTACGTGGTCTAAATATTTATCTACAAACATATTATTTTTTTCGCACCATTCTTCTATCTCTTCGTATGTTCCATATACTAAAGTACCCATTTTATATTCGCTGTGGTCAGCGTGTAGTACTCTTGCTATTTCTTGATGTGATATACAACCTGAATTACTCATTATTTTCCATCCGCGTATCGATGATTAACTTCACTGTGATGTTGTTCATCTGCTCTTACTTTTTTAATTAAATCTGATAACTTAGCGTCACTACTCATATCATAATATTGTATTGCTAAATGTGGTGCTGCCCTATTTTCAATTGTTCCATTCTCTACTAATTCTAAATATTCTGTATAACTAACAACTGCTTCTTCTTCAAAATAAGCTATCATCCTATGTGCTGTTTTATAAGATATAATATATATTAAAAAATAAAACAACATAAAAATTCCTTGTGCTAATAAAACTAACCATCTTTCAAACCAATTTGGTTTAACTAATTGTACAAAGAACATTAAATGCATTCTTTCGTTTTCTGCTTCAGCTAACATTTCTCTTATATCTGGACCGTATCCAGTTTTCATTTTACGTAAACTTTTTAAATGCAACCACATACCAGCTACCATTCCTGGAACACCTGCAATTGTTTCTAATACAATAGCTCTATGACCATATCTTTTTGCAAAGAACGTATCCGCAATAAAGCGGAAGAACTTTGTCATAGATTTTGCAAACCAATCACTCATTAGAATATAGTTGCCGGTGTTATATCTAAACAAACTTCTTGGCCAAGTTCTGTTTTACCACATAACATTGTACCTTTTAAAATTTGTTGACAGATTGGATTTCCTTTGTTGTTAAAAAAACATATATTTGTATTCTCTTTTATCCCCCAGTTTTTATCTGTTAGCGGAATACTAGGCATTACACTACAACCTGAAACAATCAAGCTGAAAATGAAAACACCTATTAAAGGACTAAAATTGATTAAGATATTCTTATTCATTTTGTTCGTATATTATCTGCGTACCTTTTCGGTAAACCTTTTTTAATTTTATCCTGCACTTCTTTCCAGCCATCTCCAGCTTTCTTAAGTGTAGCTCCCTCTTTCCCAGTAATTAAACCAGGTGCTTTGGAATAGTATCTTTTTATTTGCGGATGCTTTTCCATAAATTCTTCTGCTTCAGAAAAAGACATCATTACTTCAAATATCTCTTCTGTTTCGGTATCTTTAAATTCATACAGTGGCATTTGCTTTTTCCCAGTGTTCTCCAACCCATTGTTCTTTTTTGTATTTCTTTTCGTAAGCATTTGGATTAAACCAATCGGGTTGTTTACGTTTAGTCCATACCATTGGCATATAAGCTAACTTAGTATGGTAAAAATTCTTATATGATTCTACCGCACAATCTGTCATACAATCTGGAAATGCTTTCATTGCTAATGCAAAGTCTGTCATTCTTCCGCGTGGTATATTGTGAGGTATCTTTTCTAAAGGTCCTCTTAGTCTTGTATCTGTACCATGGACTTTATCATATCTATATGTATACTCGTCGCATAATCCAACAAAATGTAAATAGTGCCAACGATAGTTATGTATAGATTGCATTGTCCAAGTGGTGCATGGATGATACATGTGAACAGCTTTATATAATATATCTTCGCGCTCGTCGCGAAAGACCCATTTCTTTTGAATTGTTTTTCCTGACTTAGATGGACCACGAGTGACCTCGGCATCTAACATTCTGTGCGCTGTAGAAAGCATTTGACCCGATTCTACAATCATTTTAACTATATGCTTATCGCATTGCATTTGTGCTGCGACAACGGGATTTCTATCTAATACAAAAATATTCATAATGTATATTATACCATAAAATAAAGCGTTTGTAAACCTTTATCCTTTTATCACTCCAAGAACCCAATTTTCAGCAGCATCTTCTGCGTACTGTTCATTGTGTTCGTACATTTCTCTTCTTTCAACTAAATCGTCACCAGCATAAAATTCCACAAAGTATCCTTCATAGGCGTGAAATACTTTAGCTGTTTTCGATCCATCTTCCGACAAAAACGTGTGTTTTAATGTAGAAGTTGTCATTACCATATTAGTGTTTAACCCTAGCGAACCAGGGTTAAACCCTGACTCTATCCTCCTATTGTTTGTAATTCTTTTATATGTTGTTTCAGACCTAAAGCTTTCTTTTCATTTTTATAAGCTAAAGAGTCTTTCCCTCTCGACTTCAATCGTCTTTTATAATGAATTGTCTCTCTGTAATCTTTCTTGAGACGTTCCAAATCTGTAATCATAAGCAATCTCCATGTTGTGATTAATTAAAATTACATAACGAAGGATTATTCCATAGGCTATTTCTCCTTTTTCTGTGTTGTTGTTTTCCTTACCGCTTTTACGATAAGACCTGGAAAAGCTTCATCTACTAAAGCTTTTGTTAAACCTTTTACTTTTAATTTTCTATCTTTTGCAGCAACTAATACATCAGCTTCTGTTGGATGTATTGATTCTAATATATTTAAAAAGATACCTTCTCTACGAATAGGTTTTACTTGATTTGCAAATGGTCCTTTAAAAAAGTATTTAAATTGTTTGTGAAGTTTAAATAAAGAACTAGATGAGTGACCTTTTGGAGCGTCATCTTTTTCATAAGGTGGTGCACCTAATGGTAATACTGAAACGACATCAGCATCAAAGTTTATTCTTAAAATATCTTGTAAAGCTGGATGATTGTTTTCTTTTAAAAACTTTACTTTATCTTCTTTTTTTGTTAAGCTTTCAAACTTTTCGAAAACTTCTGGTATTAATAATCTAGCCATGTGTATAAAATTCCTCCGTACATTCAATTAGATTTTTTAATCTATTCTTAACTAAGTAATTCAAAACCTTCATGTTTGGTGCAGGCTTTGTCTCATTAAAAGTATTTATAATAGTATTTTGTATCTCTTCTGGAATATAATCAAAATCTATTAGTGTCTGGTTTCTTTGGAAATTACGATATATTTCATCGCCCATTTCTTCTCTTAAATTATCTACGTTCTCTGCCCAACCATCTATCTTAGCTTGACGTAATTGGTTCTGATGTTGGTTAGTTATAAAAGTATCATCTGGAGATAATACATTTGGAACACCATCGCCAGAGTCACCACGGCATACGTGGTTCCATTTATATAATCTAGGATTAGGATCGGTGACTAACTTTTTAGTTGCTGGACTAAATTGTTTTACGTTATTAAATTTTTGTAATTGTATAAAATCTTTATCAGAAGATATAATCATAACTGGTTCGTGTAAACCAAATTCTTGTGTTTGCATTGTAAGTGTAGCAATAATATCGTCTGCTTCACATTCATCTAAATGTAATACCTTCCATGGAAAGTTATCTTTTATTTCTTCTCTTAAATCGTTAAGTGTACCAAATATTAAATTCCAATCTAATTCTGATGCTGACCTATTCTTTTTACGATTGCCTTTGTACTCTGGAAAGAATTGTTTTCTCCAAGAGTTAAAACCATCGCATGCTAATACCATTTGTCCATACTCTTCTCTATATTTTTTATTATACATTCTAAGAGTATTTAAACAAATATGTCGTATTAGTTCTGGGTCATCTATTCTTTGTACGATTATACTTGCTAAAGCAATTTGACTATAATCAACTATTATCATCATCATCTCCTAACCCACCTTCATCTGGGTCAATTGGAATATTAAATTCTGGTTCGAACTCTATTTCAATATCTTGTTTACCTTGTTTATATAAAGCATGAGTTTTTACAAACACTGTATCTAATTCTTTTTGGAGTTTGTGTGGTACGCCAGCAAATCTAAGCAACATTGCATTAATTAGATTTATAATAGCGTACATATCTCTAGACTCTCTAGTACGGTCATCTCTAAAATCCATTCTATGGAATTCAGATTCGGGAGACATTTGTAATTCGGATTCGATTATATCTAACATATATTGCGCTGTATCTGCTGCTTCGTCAGATATATATTGTACTGCTTCTCGGGATTCTTTTAGTTTCTTTTCAATTTCCAACATTCTATTTGGAAACTGGATAACATTGCTTTTCTTTTCTTTTGACATAATGGTCTATATTATACCATAAAACAAGGCGTTTGTAAACCCCCTATTTCTTTAGATTTTTAATAGCATTACTACCAATTCGACAATTAATTATCCCATTGTAATAATCATCGGATAATAACACATCGCGATCAAATTGTTCTTTGGCTTCCATATAAGCACACTCGCCTTTTGTTTTACATAAATGTAATATTTCTCTGTAGAATATATCACCTGAGGTTTCTAATTCTTCTACGAGATGTTTATTTGAACCATAGTATTCTCGCCAATTTGATTCTACTATACTTCTTCTTTTTCTCTTTTTTCCTTTTAGAGGTGGTAAAGTCTTTTTACTCCAAAAGAATTTTTTACCTATATATTTCTGACCAGTAGCACGATTTGTTATCATATAAACAAATCCATAATAATCATCTGGTGTGAAATCTTTAGGTGGCTCGTATTTTACGCCTTGATATGTCCAATCCATAATAGTATTTATGCATCGAAATCAAGCTCATCTTCTTCTGCTTCATCTACTGGATTTCCACAGAATGGGCAGAAACGAGGTTTAACTTCATCGTCGTCTATGTGTATATCGGATATTTTAAAACAATATCCACAATCAAACTCATAGACGCGCATCGATTAGAGCCTTAAATTCTGTATATCCACCAATTGATTCGTCATCAACTATAATTTGTGGAAATGTTCTTGCATTTGGAAATTTAACTTCCATTAATTCACGCTCAAAATCTTCACCTAATTTAAATACTCTATATAGATTTGCATGCTGCTTTGCTAATCGGATTGCCATATCGCAATATGGACAATTATCTTTACTATAAATTTCTACTACCACTATGAGTAAACTCCTACTTGTATTAAATACATTGTTAATCCCATCATTCCAACTAAAGAAAAAATCATAAAAGAACAAATAGCTACAATTGACATTGCTCTATCTGCCCACCATTTTCCTTCTGTATCATGCCATTCTTTTATTTGTTCGGGCGTTGCTTTTTTGTAATTACTCACTTAACTCTACCTCCACAAATGACGCTAATTGAAATATTTGGTCATCTGTTAAATTACCAGCTTGTCCCCACATAAGCACGGATTGTGCTCCACGTGTTTCACCAGCTCTATATTCTTCAAGTGCTTTTTGTATATAACTAGCTGATTGACCTGCTAATTTTGGAAATGCCGCCATACCTTGACCATCTGAACCGTGACAAGCTGCACAACCTGCCCATAATCCTCGTATGTCACTGTAAGGATCAGCTTGACTAGCTAATCTTTTTGCTTCCATCTGTTCTATTAATGTCCCATTGACACGAACATATTCTTCATAGCATTCTCCAGTGCATGACTTGGTATTTCCATACCCTTTATATTCTAGATTATCATAAGCTACATATAATAATCCACTAAATCCAACAATAAATGCTGCAACTATTCCTGTTAATTCATTCATAAACTTAATCCTGATAATGTGTTTTTATCTACATCTTGTTTAACACCACCGGTGACATAAGATGTAATTTCTGTTTCTTGGGGAGCAACTTGTACATTGCCTCCACCAATCCATTTTTCTGTCCATGGAAGTGGATTGACTTTCGGTACAGAATATGGCGATGTTAATCCAACCGCACGCATTCTTTTCGAACCAATCCATTCTATATATTGGCACAGAATTTGTTCATTCAATCCAATCATTGAACCATCTCTGAATAGGTATTTAGCCCATTCTTTTTCTTGTTCAATAACTTTCACGAATAAATCTGTTGCTTCTTTTTCTTTCTTTGCTGATATTGCTGTATAGTCTTTATCTTCTTTTAATAGCGTTCTTAAAATAGTTGTTGTACCAGCCAAGTGCGTATTCTCATCTCTTGCAATAAACTTAATTATCTTTGCATTACCTTCCATCTTTTTTAGTTCCGCGAACGCCCACGAGCACGCGAAGGATACATAAAATCTTATACCTTCTAACGCGTTTGCGGATAGCATACACATCCATAAATTTTCTTTACATGGTTTATTAATAAGTGCATCGTAATATTTGCCTATATCGTTTCCACATTCTAGTATTTCTTTTACATCTAACATACCATCGAATACTTCTGATGGGTTAGGATATACATTTCTAATAATATGTGTATAGCTTCTGCTATGAATTGTTTCAAAGAAAGACCAAGTTTCTACCCAGTTCTCAACTTCTGGTAAACTTGCAATTGGTAAAAATGCTAAGTTAGGTGCACGACCTTGTACACTATCTAATAATATTTGTCTTTTTAAATTAGATGTAAAAATATGTTTTTCATGTGGTGTTAGATTATCGAAATCTTTTTTATCTTTGGAAACATCTACTTCTTCTGGTCTCCAAAAAAATCCTAATTGTTTTTCTGTTATCTTATCTAACGCTGGATATTTTAAAACATCAAATCTTTGTATGTCTACACCTTCGTCAAAAAACATTGTTTTATTTAAATGTGATTCTTTATTCTTTTTTAATACGCTCATATTACGCACGCCTCGCAATCTTCATCCTCTTCATATCCTGACATTACATTTGCTGCGTCATCAACAGCTGAAGGTAATTCTTCTCGAGAATGGTATTCTACTTTCATTTCTCCTGCACCATCATGGGTGTTAAAATAATACAATTGTTTAATTCCATATTTATACGCAGTGACTAAATCCTTTATCATTTCTGACATTGGAACTTTATTGTCGTCAAAGTTTTCTGGGTTATAAGAAGTGTTAACGGAAATTCCTTGGTCAATATATTTTTGTAATATTGCACAGATTTTTAAATAACCGTCAGGACTTTGTTGGTCCCAGAGTAAATCGTATTTATTTTTTAAGTGATGATAGCCAGGTACCACTTGAGCCATTACCCCGTCTTTAGATTGTTTATAACTAACTAAAGCACGTGGTGGTTCTATTCCATTAGTACTATTACTAATTTGAGCACTTGTTTCTGCAGGCATTAATGCCATGAGAGTTGAGTTTCGAATACCATATTTTTTGAGGTCAGTTCTGAGCTCTTTCCATGGCATACGTTCTTTATGCTCTATAAGATTATCTATTGCTCTCTTATATGTATCAATCGGCAAGTCTCCAGATGCATATTTTGTTTGATTATTTTTAAGACATGCACCTTTTTGTTTTGCTAATTTAACTGAAGTTTTTATTAAATGATAACTCCAGGATTCTGCATATTCGTCGATTACCTTAAATGCAGATTCGTCATATTTTAGACCGCGTTTCGCTAAGAAATAAGCCAAATTAATAATACCTATTCCTAACGGTCTTCTTCCCATTGTACCTTTTTCTGCAGCTGGTACAGGATAGTTTTGGTAATCTAATAATTCATCTAATCCTCTAACTGCTAAATTACAATACTTTTTAAATTCACTAGGTTGATTAATTAATCCCCAGTTAATTGCAGATAATGTACAAAGAGATATTTCTCCATTTGGATCGTTTGCATATTCCAATGGAGTAGTTGGTAAATCTATTTCACAACATAAGTTGCTCATGCGTATTGGTGCTTCGTTTGCATCGAATGAACCATGGTCGTTTGCATGGTCAACATTCATAATATAAATTCTTCCAGTATCTTTACGCTCTTGTAATAGTTGTTGGAATACTTCTAATGCTGGTAAAGTCTTTTTACGAATACTATAAGCACGTTCATACTTTTCATATAGTTCTTTAAATGTATCTTGGTCATTATAGAATGCATCATATAAACCTGGTACATCATTTGGGTCAAAGAATGTTATATCTCCACCTTCTAATAATCTTTCATACATTAATTTATTTAATTGAAATGCATAGTCCATGTGGCGTACTCTTGTTTCTTCAGTACCTTTATTGTTCTTTAATACAACTAAATCTTCGAATTCATAATGCCATACTGGAAGATATACGGTCGCCGCGCCCCCGCGTACGCCCCCTTGCGAGCACGATTTAACTGCTGCTTGAAAGTACTTTAAAAAAGGAATTAGGCCTGTATGAACGATAGACCCATCACCTACACGTGCACCAGCGGCACGTATGGAGCCTGCACCGATACCTATACCGGCTTTCTTACTTATATACCTAACAACAGAAGTACTAGTAGCATTGATGGAGTCCAAAGAATCTCCGGACTCGATAAGCACACAAGACGAAAATTGACGGGTAGGAGTTCGAACTCCCGCCATAACAGGTGTTGGCAGTGAGATATAAAATTGTGAAACTGCATCGTAATAATCTTTAACATATTTTAAACGTCCTCCGTTATATTTTGCAAATAGAGTTGCTGCAATCATCATGTACAATATTTGTGGTGATTCGTATAACTCTTTTGTTCTTCTATCTTGTACTAAATACTTTCCTCGAAACTGTTCCATTCCTGCATAAGTGAATGTGTCGTCTCTATCATGTTTGATATAATCGTTTAGTTCTTGAAGTTCTTGGTCAGAATACTTATTTAGAATATCAGCATCATATACACCACGTTCAATATTCTTTTCTATAATTTTTTTCAGTGGCCATGGTTGATAATCACCATAAACTTCTTTTCTTATTTTATAAGATATAAGACGTGCTGCAACAAATTGATAATTCGGGGTACTATCCGATATAAGTTCTGCGGCACTCTTAATAAGTAGTTCGTGAATATCGTAAGCAGGTATTTTATCATAAAGTTGTATGTTTGCTTTTAATTCTATTTCTGATTGAGAAACTCCAGTAATGTCTTCTACAGCCCATTCTAATACTTTATGGACTTTTTCTAAATCAAACTTTTGCTGTGTACCATCACGTTTAGTGACATTTATTTCCATTACATTTATCCCATTCATAACTAGTTATTATATCACAAATCAGCTGATTTGTAAATCTATTTTTTCAGTTTTTTTATTTCGTCTTCTAAAAGTTCTAATCTTTCAGCTATGAGCGGGTATTGCTTTTTGAATTTGGACTCGGTCTTTGCTAATTCAATGTCATACCTTTCTGCAAAGTAATCCATGAATCGGGTCACTTGTTTTTGTACCCATATTCCGAGTTTAGTATTTTGAAACCAACCATAGAAAGAACTTCCTATGATGGAACTTAAAATTGATTTAAGTGAAAGAATTAGTAACCAATACATTATTTACTCTTAGATAGCTTTTCAATAGCTTGAACGTAGTTCGGCATACCGTGGTCTACGATACCATCAAAGAATTTAAATCTTTTCCAGGAATTCCATATTCCTAAGAATAGGTCTTTCCAACTTGGTTTTGCTTGACGTTCGCCGTCGCAATTGAAATATATCATTTCCCCGTGATGTCTGAATCCTAACCATGCTGGTGGAATACGACATACTATATCGTTATTGTTCATAAACCTATAGTGTGGGCATTTGATATTTTTAATAAATCTTGGTCCACCAACTCGTGGAGAACCAAAAGTAAATAATTCGTGTGGTTGATAACGTGTTGCTGCAATAGTTGCCATTGCTGCACCTAAAGAATGTCCAGTCATATAAACATCTTTACGTACTTTTAATTGGTCGTTATGTTCTAATTCTTTTAGGATGTCCATCCATAAGTCATTGACTTCTTGTTGGAATCCACTATGTACTCGACCGCCAGCTTTTGCTGCATTCTTTATTACATTTAAATCAGCCATGACATCGTTTAGTTTAGAAGGTTCTGTTCCTCTAAATGCAAACCAAATATCATTACGGTCTTTTGCTACTAGGACTTCTGCACCATCACGGGATATAAGTTTTACCCATGCAAATCCTAATTTCTTTGCTGCTGTGATTGCAGGCTTTTCGTTTTTGTAAGCGATTGCAGATAGTTTCGCTGCTATAACAGCTCTACCATAATCACTTAATTGTTCTTTCATTCTAGTTGTTGGCATCTTCTTTCTTCTCCCATTCAATACCGACTCCTGGTTCTTCACCTTCTGGAGTCTTAATAGTCACAGAACGATAATATACTATAACTTCGCCAAGTTCTCTTACATATCGTTTCACCTCTTGCATATTATAAGCCATATTCTCATAATCTGCTATAGTCATGGCAACAAAAACTACAGTACCGCCAGACTGTTTTTTAACCTCATCAATAAAGGTTTCTAAATTTTCTTCGTTAACCACATACCAATATGGTTCTCTTAATTCTAATCCTCTAGGTAGATTCGGTTGTACTATATCTATCTCTATTGGTTTACTTATAACATCTACTGACCTAGTTGCACATGCACTAGTTATTAAGATTAGAAATAAGATTGCTATCGTTTTCAATGCCATCAAATACCTCTTTTGTCGCTTTGTTCATCCTTGGCTCAATTAAACCTGGTTTAGCTGCTGCCAATTTAGTCAAATTATGTCTTCTAAAAATATCTAAATATCTATTCATATCAGCTTCAATCTCTTGATTCTTCTTAGAAAGATTATTTAGTGCTGTTGTTTGTTTTACAAACTGTTCTTGTTGTGCTGCAATTGTTGCAATCTGTTCTGCATTTCTAACTTCAAATGCTTTATTTAATTCTGTTAGGTGTTGGACTTGACTCCAGAGAAAGTAGGATCCTATACCCATAACGACTATAACGCCAATCAATATTTTACTCATAATTTATTTTTTCTTTTTATCTTTACCTTTATATCCACTTGCGAATGCTGCTTTTCTTTGTGCATCGCTTTTAAATTTTTCATTTTTTGCTTTTAATCTAGCTTCTCTACGTGCTAGCATTCTTTCCACAAACTTTTTACCTTCACGAGTTCTTCCATCGTACATAGATTTCTTAACTCTATCTTTATGTTTCTTATGCTTATCTTTGGGCATCATATCAGCTGGCATTGCAATACCACCAGCGCTAACAGAATTTGCTGCTGCGTCTTCCCAATGTTTTAAGTATTCTTTAAATGAGCGTCTCATCTTTTTATATCCTCGTTACTTATATATAATTCTTGTTTTGTTAAAACGTGTTGAACCTTATAAATATTATTTCCAAGAAAACTAGAATGTGGTTCTGTATGTTCTAGCACCCTTACCTTTGAATTCTTTTTTGCTATCTCTTCACCAGTATCAATTGAAACCATATCTTTTGTTAAACAATATATGCCAGGATTTAATGTATCACCTTTTATAAACCATTGGCTTTCTGTTAAATCAGTTTCTAAATTATCATCTAATACTTTAGTTATTATCTCTTCTATCTTTTCTTCACTCATACCTGTATGTTCTTTTATCAGATATAAAGCTGCTGCATAAGAAGCTAATGTACTTTTTCCACCTGGTATTTTATTTAACAATCTTTTAATATTAAATACCAATCTATGAAAAATAGTATATGCCGATTTTTCTTCTTTCGTTTTAAGATCTTTTGCTTTCTTTAGATTCTTTCCTTTCTCATCGACTATACCTAATTCATAAGCTTTTAATTTATTCCAAGGCGTAGTTAACAACTTTAGAAACCTAAAGGCATATCCTAAATCTGCTGCTCTCGATAATATACTCATATTTTTCTAAGTCTTTCTACAATTAAAGGGTCTAATGGAACCTCTAACTTTTCCTTCTCTGGCAAATAATTTAAAAAGACTAAGAACGGTTTGATATAATGCCAGTGTGATTCATCAATCTTATACCAAATCATTTTGTTAGCAGCAGGTATACCAAATACATTATAAATGACGATTAAGTGATTTAGGATTAATCTTTCTTGTAAATCCTCTGCTTCTTCATATCGTCTAAGTAATCTTTTTAGATATTTAAATCTTGCAAGATCTTCCTCAAACTCTGATGCATCTGTGCATTCAGGGTTATTATAATGTTTTGCTGCGAACAATTTAAAGTTCTTAGCATTTAGCTCTTCAAATATTTTCATCATATAACTATCTATGATAGCTTTCTTATGTCTCTAATACAAACTCTGTTGATTTATTTAGGAAGTCAACTTCCCATCCTGGTTCACGTGTAAGATAACAAAATCCTACGTGTCCTTTATTCTCTCCTTCTAGAACTTGCCAAAGCCAAACTAATCCGCCTGGTCCTCGAAGTTTTCTATCTTGGTCAATCATCATATCAACCGCTGCATTTAATCTATCTAAAGAACTAAAGAAGTGTCCAAATTTAATTTCTTCACTATTAAACACTTCTTTGTATTTGTTTTTTAAATCTTTTAAATCTCTAGCTAATACATGACTTTTTGATTGTAATTGCTTAAAAGGTTTAACCCCAATACCAAGAACTTTTACTGGTGAACCATATACGTTTTCACCATCTACTCCAAAGTTTTTAGCTGAACGACCTTTATGGATAACGTTTACTTTTAATCCTGCTTTTAGTTTAGCCATAGAAACTTTACCTTCAGAAAGGTTTCTTAAATTGTTTCTAACTTCTCCAAAATAATTCATTGTACGTTTTCTCCCAGTTTTTTCATTAATCTTTCCGTATATCTTTTAGACTGAATCATATCTTCAATCTCTTTGAAAGTATTAATACTATCAATCAGCTTATCCAGCTCATTCATTAGTCTGTTTCTTTTTTAGCCTTATAGTTTTTGTCTATGTAATTAAAAAATTCCTTTTTCTTTTCATCGTCCATATCAGCTGGAGAATCTGCATCAAATTTCTTTAACGCTTTTTTAAAGAAAGCTTGGTATTCTTTTTGCTTATCAGATAATTCTTCCATTGGAATATTTACATATCCATTTTCTTTATCTTCTTCGACTTCTTCTTCAGATAGTTTAGTTTTTAAAACTTTAGAGTTTTCTTTTACTACTGTACCATCCTCTTTTTCGCCAGATTTTTTCACTTGGTGAAGTTTTTTAAATTCCTTTTCGCCTTTGGCTCTTGGTTCTTCCACTTCTTGTAGTTTAGATAAGTTTTTGTATGCGAATCCTTCTGCTTCATCTTTTCTTCCAAAAGCTTTTAAAACAGTTCCTTTTGCATCTACAACTTCAAATTGACCATCTTTATTTTGTTTGACATAATCGCTTACATCAGGTTTCTTACCTTCTAAAACATCACTGACAGTCTTAGCAATGCTTTGGGTAATTTCGTCGTTAAACATGTTTTGCATAATAGTATACCTCTTTATTGCATTATCAACATTCCAGTTATAGCTGTTGCGGCAGCTGCCATGACTATCCAGAACATTTTGTTTATTATATTTACTGTTGAAGCATTAGATTCGACTTTCTTTTCTAAAGCTTCTACTTTATTTATAACATTTTGAATCTGTTCAGATTGTTGTTTACTGAAAGATGTAAGTGTTATAATTTTTTCTTCTGCTCGAGCAAGAGCAATAACGGCATCCGCCATCTTATCGATTTTCTCATCAATACGGTCAAGTCTAGCAGCTAATGCTTGTCTTTGTTCTTCAGCTGTTAATTTGCTCATATTTGATTAACCTCACTTTAAGATTGTTTTTGCCTTTTATTAATCGATGATATTCACTGCCCATTATATGAAATATCATCCCCGGTTTTAAAGCCCATGGTAAACAGTTTTCGTATTGAAAACACCAACCATCGCCTTCTAATATTTCACACTCGCGATCTTCTGCATCGCGGTGCCAAACATATTCGTCATCATCTTTTGTGATGTCAAATTCTCTTATATCGCCTTTCTCTATGTAAGGCTTACCAAAAATAGTCTCCGCCACCTTTTAATCCTAGCTCCTTTGCGTATTGTGGTAATCTACAAGCCCAATAACCTGCAGATAGTTTATCTTTCTTTGCTGGACAATTATGTCTATCAGAGAATGCTTTTGCTCTTTCTCTATTATTAATTTTAGCATTACCGCCAACAAAGTCCTTTTCATTACCAAAGTTTATTTTCTTAACATTTCCAGTTGTAGGATCCTTAACATAAACAACAAACTTTTTAGGGTCATCTGGACCACTACGTTTTGGTTTGTTTAGTTCTGGTTCTCCTTCCAACAAAGGAGTTTCTAATGGATAAGTATATCCTTCATAAACCCCAAATTCTTTTTCTGCAAATCTATACATTATTTTTTTATATCGTATCTATATAATTTACCTTTGGCTTGTTTTTCTTTAGATACTTTATATCCCGCCATTTTTGCTAATGCTACGACCGTTGGCCAAGCTCTTTCACCTTGTCCTTTTACGTACAATTTTTTTAAGTCAGTGTGTATCTTATCAATAATACTTGCGACTATATCTAAATTACCTGCAACGTATGGTGCTTCTTTTATTTCTGGTTTATCTTTTTCAGTATCAGCAACAACCATTCCAACTTGATTAATTATCTGTGTAAGCACTGGAGTTGGTAAAGTCATTAGTAATTGCATTTGTTGTTTAGTCAAACCTTTTACTTTTTTTAACTTCTTCTTCCAACTAGATATAGCGGTTATATCTTTTTCAGTTAGATTTTGTTGTTCCTTAAAAGACTTCATTACATTCTAAGCCCTTTTATTTCTTTTAAAAACTTCATAAAGTATTTTTTATCCATGTAAAGTGTATCAGCCATACCTTTATATCCTAATTTTGGAGGTATTGAATTACCTGATGATGTTTCAGCACCACCTTTTCCTTTAGCTCTATCTATACTAATACCGAGAAATATACCATTTGGAGATTGACTCAATGCAAAGTAATCGCCATAATACAATACTTGGTCATTTTTTAGTTCTGTTAGTTCTGTGTTTTTTGTTTCTGAGATTTCTGTTTCTTCTGTTTGTACATCTTCATGGTGGAAACCTGCTTTTAATTTCTTTTCGGTGTCTTTTAAATCTTTAGGTTTTGTATCTAGATTTAAAAGGTCGACTATATCCTGAAACATTTTAGCACCCATACCTTTTTGAAGACGAACTAATGCGTCTGGTTTTTTACCATGAGCTACAATTAGGTGGTCAATTGCTTTTGCTTGCGCTAAAGTTTTTAATCCTAGTTGTCCATGCAATGCAGCATATTTGGTTGGATAACCTTTATATTTTGCACTTGAAATTTCTTCAGTAAAAGAAACTCTTCCTTTTTCATCTACTGATATTTTACTATTGGTTGGTTTATACCTTCTCATATTTAAATCCTCTTTCGTTTAAAATTTTTCTGTTTTGTAAATGTTCAGTTTCAATATCTTCTTTTGATTGTCCAAAGTATTTAACTGCCATGTTCTCTTTTACCATTTGTTCGTTTAATGAAACTCCATCAATAAAGAATTCACCAAGTATACGACCAAATTTACCTTTATCTATTTCTGTTCTCATCTGGTATGTCTCTCCAACAATTAGTCTGTCTTTTACATATTGTGAAGCTAACTTACCATAATATTTTTCTTCTAAGTCTCTTGTACGAGATTCAGGAGTATCTATTCCCCAGAAACGAATAGTTTGATTTGCATAAACAATACCAAAACCTAAATCAATATCGCCTTTGGCTGTATCACCATCTACGACTTTTGTTATTTTGATATTGTATGTAAACATTATGGTAATTTAATCCTCTTCATAACTTTTTGCATTTCTTCAAACTCTTCTATATTTAATATAATAGCAGTTCTTCTGAAATCTCTTATTGCAACGGCTCTTCTTTGACCATTTACAATCATCAGTTCAATTACGTTTCTATCACCAAATTTTCCAAGTGGTTTATATTTAATATCGCCTTTTAATTTCGCGGTTGCAATTACCTCTCTTTCTCTTAAGTTTTTAAAGTCTTTCATTATTTGTCCTCTTTAGAATATTTAGCTATCAATTGGTCTAACTTTTTCATATCCATCTTATCATAAGCTTGACCTAATTCAACAAAACGTTTAGAATTAATTTGTCCTTTTGGTTTAACCAGCATAACAATCTCTTCTTGTGTTCCAGGTTTTAATCTAGGGAATCTAGCTTTTACTCTTTTCAACATAGGTTTTTGTGTTGGTTTAAGAGCTTCACTTGTACTAGTATTTCCAGGTTGTGAACCAGCTTTTGCTTTATCCATCGCATCTTGTGTTGGTGCACCTTTTTCACCTTTCTTACGCATACGTTCACCACGCTTTCT